ATGGTATAGATTTGTAAGCTTTGTCCAATAATCGGTCAAAGTTTTCTTCGTTGTGCGTTGGTACATAACTTTTTGGTTTTTGATCATGGTTCTGTATGCGTTGTTTTGGTTGAATGCCTAAGCCTTCTTGAATTTTATCTAAGCCAAATATAGATGGCTCTAGTAATTGAAGAGCTTTATTACGAATAGCTTTGCCTTGAGAATCGATTTTCGTATTGGTAGTCAATGACTCAGTATACTTTTCTTGAGCTTTAGAAGCTTTAATATCCTGATCAATTTTTTCATTGCTTTTTTCGATAGCTTTAATGTCTGCATTAAGACGTTTAGCTTCTAAGGCAGTAGAAACAGCTCCTCCAAAGTCAGGGGTATCTGCTGTTGCACCTGCTGGCGTGCTTGCTCCGCCTTGAGAGTAAGCCAACATAGGGTTAAGACCAGCAGCGCGTAGATCAGCCACTGTACGCTGGTAAGCAGTATTTGACATATCTTCTTGGAAATCGCGGTTTTTTTTCGCTTCTCTTTTGGCATATTCACCCGAGATTATGGCGCCTCCTATGGCGCCAACTGCTGCTCCGAAGTCAAACATACATACTCCTTAGAAATGATCTATCAGACCGGGCACGCTGTAAACGGGCATTGGTCGAGCACATATCATTTTAAAATACGAATCTAGTATAAAGTGTGGCTCTGTACTTACTGCCAGAACTCGTGTCATAGGTACCGCAGATTCGATGAAGGTAGAGTTTAAAGCTGGTAATGAGCTAAATTCTTGACTCAAGTGCCAACCATCTAACGCTCCTGTTGCATTTGAACGGAATAAACCAGTAATTTTTGACGGTTTGTATCTGTACTCTGCATATCGCTCTTGATAGCCGAACACTAAAGCGTCGTTTGCACTGCCATCACAATAGATTTCTTTGTTAAGAATAGATTGTTCGCCGATGTGTGCTAATGAAGGCCAATAGAAATCGTAGCGTGTGCTACGTGAGAACATACGATCGAGGCCTTGTTGATATGTAATATCGGCGCGAACATTAATTAAGCCTAAGATTAAACAGTGTTCTGTAAATGATTTAACAAAACCATGTCCTTGTACCGATGCTGTTGCGAACGCTGCTAAGTCACCTTGTTTTCTTGCAGCTGTATCTGATGTGTTAGCAACAACGTGCATATTTACATAAGATAGACCGCCACCAAGATATTCTGGGCGCTGTAAGCGTGCATCTGGGCTTGTTACTCCAAAGTGTGAACGTACAATTTCTGTATAACGTGTACCACCGCGTGCGTCTCGTTCCATTAATTTTTGTAATTGGAATGATTGACGTAGTTGGTTAATTGTTGCTGCTGTTGCTGCTGATAAATCGGCTAAAATTAAAGGTTTATTTCCTGAGCCTGGTGCGCCTGTAGTTGCAAATTGAATTGCTACTTGGCTTGTGTTTGTAAACGGAATTACATAGTCGCTTGCACCGGTAATTGTACCACCACCTGATTCGTGAAATACGCTAGCGCCTGCTGCAGCTGCTGTACCGAAACCTGCTAATGCACCGATACCTAATACTGGTGCTGATGTACCAAGTGGAACTGTAATTGCTGTGCCTTTTTGTGGCCATGGTAAAGCTGATGTAAAATAATCATGTCGTTTACCACGTTTTTTAAGAACATAATCTGCTGGTGCGTCTGGGCCGTCGTCTACATCTACTACTAAAGAGTTTTGTAAGTTTTGATCTCTGAACCATTCGTTCCAGATTAAATTATAAGCTCTGTGCCATAATGAACTATGATTGTATGAAGTTGCTACTTTCGTTGGTAACCCAAGATAGTCATGTAATGAAGCTTCTGCATAACCAGTGGTAGCTGTTGAAGGCATTGTTGGTACAAGATAACTAATGCTATCGCCTGGGTTACGTTGTTCACCCATAAATTTTTGAAAGTTATCCCATACTATACGCATTGGTACTGCGTAGAAGAATGTTTCTAACTGAAGATTATCTGTTCATGGATATATTGGTGTTGACATACGTGCGAATGCTTGCATTCGTACGTTAAAGGTATCACCTGGTAGAGCTTCATCTACCAAGATAGGCACTAGATAGTCAGCGTTGAATGTTGTTTTTAAACCATGCGATCTATCAAAAGATGATCGCGGGATTTGTGCTGCTGGTACTTGTGAGAATTGATGAACCATTACTGATTTCATTTAATTTCGTCCTTCTTTTTAAATAGGTTTACGACTTCATCTGGTACTTCCAATAAATCGACTGAGAGAACGGCCAAAGCTTGGCCGTCCTTGTTTGAATCGACTGATATAAGAAGCTTTCCTTCTTTAATTTCGATTGATACTGCCTTATTGTCTTGTGACACTTTCGTCCTCCTTATTTTTAGACTTAAGACTGCTAACCTGAGTTGGCGTAACATCGCGAGGTACTTTACTGCCTTGATCGCTAGGCTGATTAATTTGAATAAGTTCAATCATTACTCCACAGTTTATTTTAGCGACATGAGGAACCAACGTCCCTGTCAGTTCATCCCATTCGCCGATTTCAAACAGGGTGAAATCTGCCGGCCATTTAGTGAAATGATGATTGGGGTCTTTAAGAACGTCAAGCACTGCGCGCATTGCGGCACCTTTATTTGGTGCTAACCATGGTTGATCATAGACCATTGACTTAGAATCGTAGACAGAGAATAGCTTTTTCATTTTATAACTCCTTTTTGAGTGTTTTTATTTGGGCCTGTTTAACGATGCCCTTAACGTGGAGTCTAGCTAGACTGTTGTCAAGTAATGCTTTTTTAATTCCTTCTTTACGCGCTTGCTTCATTTTTTCATATTTTTTTAGATTTTCCTTTTCAATCTGATTGTCATAATAACGTGCAGGTTTCATTTCTTTACCTCTGACGATTACTGAATCATTGACCATTACTTCCTCCTTAAACTGGTCAAACCAATTTTTGCCAATGCCAGGTCGTCTAGACATTAATGCGAATTCAGGTTGAATGCTTTTTATTTCGCCGGTCTCTTCGTTGATTACTTCGTAGTGTTTTTGCCAGTCTTTGCCTTTCCACTTTTTCAAGCAATATCTTGCAGTGTAGGCTGCTGTCTCGAACGTGAGTTGCCCAATTGTTGAGAAACCATAAGATTTTTGGTCTTCGGGGTCTGTCCATAATTCATCTAGTTTTTTCGACGTATAAATTTTGTTTTCATTCTTGATGTTAAATATCTGTTTATCGTTAAAATCAATACCAAATAAACAAATGTGATAGTGAGGTCGTTTGTTTTCATCGCCATATTCACCACATAGATAGTACTTAATACCCTCGCCGTAAAGATTACGGACTCGTTTAATAAATTTTTGAACGTCTGATTTAAGAAGAGTTGGTACTCCAAATACCTTTGGAATTTTTTCATCGTTATAGGTTAGTGTTACAAAACAATTATCATCTGAGAGAGAAGCTTGATGCATACATCTAACAGCCCATTGTCTTGAATGTTCTAATCTACAACCTATGCATTTACCACATGGAACAGTGAGTTCTTTGTCGGCATATCCTTCACTTTTCGTGAAAGTTATGCCATATTTACCAGACGGGTTGCGCGTTTTTTTGCGCCACCCAATGAGAGGGCTGTAACAGGGCATTGTTATGGCCTTTTTTTTTATAGTCTGATGCCACCACGCATAGGGCGCGGTGCTGTATTAATTAGTCGTGTTTTGTCGGCTGTTGCTGAGAAGTATCGTTTTGAGCCGCCACGTGACATTTTACGTCTTTTCATGAGATTCCTCCGTTGTTGGTAGAATCTCGTTTCTGACTGTACTTTGTCAAGTGCAGTCAGTCCGCAATATTACATCTAGTATATATATATTGCGGTCGCGACCTTCGTCGCTCAATCATTACACCGAGTATAAAGGCCCTATCGGGCCTACTCGTATTTTTGAAATCAAGATTTCAGTGCTTACCAAAGTACTATAACTACCGTCTAGAACGCTCGACGTTGAGCTATAAACGTTTCTTTTAACACAACCCCTATATCCCCTATGGGGGACACCTTTTGGTTCGTTATGAGCCATTTTCGTCAATAACGATCACGTGACATTTTAAAACATTCTTTTTCATTTACGTCTTTCGTCTGTATATGGCCTTTGGCCAATGCAATGCCATTATGCACGTCCATGTTCGCGCACGCGCGTAATCGCGCACGCACGTTTTTGTCGCGCATATTGTCATGGCATTAGCTGTATAGGCAATGAGGTTACTTTAGTCCTCCCCGTTTGGGTCGTGGGTTTTGCAAAACCCCAAACGGGAAGGAGCTAAAATGAAAAAGAATGTTTTAAAAGGTAACGCGATAGTTTATTTGGCTAAGGACTCAGGCCACCCAAAAGATATCCACATAGCCGATATAGAAGTTGAGTTCAAACCGAACTACTACGGCTTAACGTTGAGATTTCCAGACGGAAGTTTTAGAACGCTATGGTTATCACAGAAGTCTAGATTACCAAAGGAGAAGGCCCGATAGGGCCTTTTCCTCTGTTCCATTTTTGAGCTGAATGTCTAGTCGGTTACGCCTTTTTCTCTTTTGACTTATCCTCGACTCCATTTGTCGCTGTTCCACCATCTACCGATTGTTGGTTAGAGGTGGGGTTTTTTACTGTAAGAAGACCGTGCTGTATTGCCTTATCCAGGTTTTTTGCGTCGCTTAGATATTCGATTAGTTTTGCAGGGTCATTGTTTAGGTCGCGACGAATTTCCGCAGGTAGAGCCATAAATGCTTCTTGAGCTTTTTGTACTGTTTGCAGTGCTTGACTATAATCACCAATTTCAGAGACATCGGCATATACGCCTTGGTTTCCTTCTGGTAGATAGCCGGTTTTTTGTGCACGAGCTACAATTTTATTTACATCTGTTTCTTCAGCTTCAGATTGACGTGTAAGACTAGGGCCTACTGTTTGATGCTGAACGCGAATTGAGCCGTTTGCACGTT